CTGCAAAAAGCTCCTTCTTATAAACCGGCTGCTCACCAATGTTTGCAAAAACAGGATCGTAAAAATCGAGACGATTTTTACGGAACGCGAAACGCTCGATACCTTGCTGATAAGTATGATGATAACGCAAGCACATCACGCCGATAATATAGCCGTGCTCGGTAAAACCTTTTGAAAAACCGCTTTGACCGAACGAAAGCGAGTAGGCGCCGAGAGACGCGAGCGGAGAAGAAGACGTAGCCTGTGACGTTTGAGCAACTTGCTGAACGTTAAGAGGCGACCTTTTACCACCAAGGAACTCAGGAACCTGAACGCGACTATCAGCAACGGAAACGCCAAAATGCGAAAGAATGTACTCGCGGTATCTCGTACCGCCTCTCGCGTCCTTTTCAAGCATTTTTTGCGTCTGAAAAGCAAGACGCAAGTCGTTGACGGTCGTCGCTCCGAGCGCAACGCCTGGATCGTATGCAAACAAATTTGAAATACCAATACCAGTACCAGACATATTGCTATCCATATCAGTCTTAGAGCCAATAGCGCCAGCAGCAGAACCAGCAGCGGAACCCTTAAAACCTAAATAAGCATCATTGTTAGGAATTGACATAGTATCATTTGCAGTAGAATGTTGTTGCCAACCGGGGTTATAATTAAGAGTAGAATAACCCATATCTTGAAGAATCTTAGCCCAACCAGACGGAAAATCAGCCGCAGGAGTTTTAGAACCAGTCGCCAAAGCCAAACCAGTAACCGGCATAAACCGTTCCGGAATTGCAACAGTACCAACTTCAACCGGGTCACCTTTTTGCGGATTAGGCAAACACGACGTAAAATAATCGTGAAACTTTGCCACGCTCGGACACTTGCCAAGATAGTTTGACGGAGACCATGCGTCATTATTAAGCTTTTCACTCGCTACCGCGTCGCCTTTTTGAAGATTCATCGGTTGAATATTGTTTTCATCACGGAACCACTCATCGTAAATAAGAGCAAAAGCACGAGCCGGGAGCAACGAAATATCTTTGATATTCTCTTTCAAATCCTCGCCAACTGGCAAATAAAGATAAGCACAAACGTTATCATGCAAAGCAACATTGCCGGTCGCTTCGGTATTTTGAAAACAAGGAATCGACGGAGCATTTACAACAGCCCAAGGACTTTGTTTATTTTCGCCGAATACTTGTGCAAACTTCTCGTAAACAAGACGAGAGGGGACAAAAAAGAAATACTGGTCAAGAAACAAATTATCCATAACCGGACGAAGATAAGCGCTATTAAGACGCGCCAAAATAGTCGATTTTGTCTTAAAAGTATCGCCAGGATAGACCTCTTGACAGAAAAAAGGGTAAAGTTTACCAACATTTCCCGAAGTCTTATGCGTAAAAGACAAATCGAATTTTGAACGCGACGCGCGTATCATCGGCACAGAGCCGAAAACGTAATTACTTTTTTTCATTCACGCTCACCGCCTTTAAGAAGCTCCGAAGCTGCGTAATAATCGCAAATAAACTCGGTTTGACAAGGAACGACAACGCCGTTGTCGCCGTCAAATTCGCCGACTTTATAAAGCTCCGTATCGTAAATCGCCAAACGCACGCCGGCATCTTGAATCAAGCCGGCAAATTGACGAACGGCAACTTCATTATTGACCGCAGTAAATGGTGCGCCGAAACAATGCGCCTTTCTATCAAAATAAGAATAAAGTCCAACTTTCATAGTCTATAACCTCCTCGCATGACGTTAGCCGTCAAATTTTTTCTATGCGTCTTAGACGCCGTATGACGAAAATTACGCTTGTTTATTCTCTTTTTCAGACGATAACTCTTTTTCATCTTTTACACCTCCGATTTTTTGATTTGAGAGAGCCAAAGACTCAACAAATTGTTTTTGACGTTGATACAAATCTTCAACAGCTTGATAGACGTCAGCCGTTGCAAGAGAAGACGGAAGTTTATATTTCGCGCGAAGCTCATCAGCTCGCGAAACGTAACTATCATACGCTTGCAACATCGATTCTAAATCGCCGGACATCTCATTCGGCTCCGCAATAACGTCGTTATGCTCGACTTTTTGCGGTGATAAAAACTTTTCAAGCATATCTTCAAGACGTGTTGAGAGATATGATTGTATCTTTTCATCAATATTGATTTGTTTTCCGGTTTTTTCAATTTCGCCGGTATCCGCCACATATTGATACTCATCAATATACGGCGTAAACTCTTGCGCTGTTTGCTCTTTTTTTTCGCCCTGTCTATAATCGGGCAATCGAAACTCCATAATAACCTCTCTAACGGCTGCTATAGACTTTTTGACAGATTTAGTGTCAAAAAGAACCACGAAAAACGTGACGACGCAAGCGATTGCGCAAATGCACAAGCAAGCGAATGCATAAGGATTTGATACAATGAATTCTTTCATAGGCAATGCCTCCTTATAAGGTTACAATCATTATACAAAAATATCCTCAATATGTCAACAAAACCGCAAAAGCGGATATGCTGCTACGCGCTACGCGCTAAATCTCGCTCCGCTCGATGACGTATAAGCGACGTCAACGAATGTGCATAACTTTATGCAAAATGTGCGCAAATTGTGGATAACTCTGCATAATTGTGGATAACTTTATGCAAAATGTGGATAACTTTATGCAAATATTGCCTATATATTGCATATTTATTCAATTTAATAGCAAAATAAGACGAATATTGCATAAAACATTGTATATACAAAAAGTTATCAACAGCGCTTATTATTATTATTATTAAAAAAATCTATAAAAAATAGATATTAAACGCGCACAAGAGGTCGCGTGAGAGTTTCATAAACGTTATCGATATGACGAGCTCTATCCATTATAGCCTCCTTAGAAGTCGAAAGACGTTGCAAGTTATAAACCTTATCAAGCGCAAAGCCGTTACGAGCAAGCACTTGAAAATAAAAATTAGGTATCGGATAAGGAACACCGTTAACATAAAACTTGTCATCATTATCACGCTTAAAATACCACTCGCACAAATCAAGCTCACGCAAGCCAATAAAAGGCTTGTGAGACATCAAAAGAAACGGCTTTTGAAAATCAGCCGAAAAGTCGCTTAAACGCGACTTTTGCATATACTTCGCAACGTAGCGTAACGTTGCAAATTCAATCTTCGTTTCAATAGTATGAAAACCGAAAGACCACAAGCGCGAAATAAGCGCACTTGACGAATAACGCGAAGCGGTAGGATTAAACAATCCAAACGATTGAATATCATTTGTAAAAATCATCAAGTGATAATGCGGACGTCCACCGCGTCCGCCATATTCACCGCACGCAAAATAGCGACAATCAACCTCTTTTTTTAATCGACCTATAAACGATTGTAAATCACTTTTCAAAAGCATTGACGGACAATGTACGTCATCATAAGTCAAAGTAAGAAAAAGACTATATAAATGATACTTTTTTTCGTGATATAACCTCAAAGCCCATTCATTTGAATACGCTTTTTGACACTCGAAACAACGACCACAACGAGTAACCAAAACCCTTGTAACGCCGTCACGGCATTTTATATCTCTTTCTTTAGGATAAAGACACATTTTTTTTACTCCATAAAAAAAACCTACGCATTTATATCAAGTTAATAAATGCGTAGGAGCGCGCTCGCGCGCGCGTTGCGCGTTTACTTGCGGCGAGCAAGTAAACGCGCGTCCGCGTTCATTTGGGCAATCTCATAGGCACTAGACGAACGCTCCAAGGTTTGCGCCATTTGCGCTTCGCTAATCATAGACGTTGTAGCAACCTTAAAAGCTCCACCAAGTAGCGAAGCAATCAACGTCGCAAGACCTTGACCGCTTTTTCCAGCATGCGCGCTAGACGCGCTAGCGGACGCGCTAGACGGCGTAGACGCGCCGCCTTGCGATATAGCCAATGCAGGATTAAGCCCGGCGGCTATCATATCATTCATGGCGCGTTGATAAGCCGTAGAAGACATACGCTCCGAAAAATCGCGCGACTTTTGAGCCTCCGACGCAGAAAACGCGTTAGAAATGTCTTGAAGCTCACGTTCACGCGCATAATCAAGATTGCCGGAAACCAAATTGCCAAGCGAATTGAACAAACCGCCGTCCGTATCGGAAGAACCGAAAAG